CTCCCGAGGGTTTCAGGCTGCGGGGTCCCAACCCCGTAAGGGTCCAACGATCATCTCCGAGGGGTCGTGATGGGTGAACGCGGTCCAGCGAGAAAGCCTACGTCTCTGATCAAGTTGTCCGGGAACGCCGGCCACCACATCAAGGCAGAGCTCGACAACGAGCCGACTCCGGAGGTTGTGATACCAGAGTGTCCGCACGGGCTTCTCGGAGCTGCGAAGAAGGAATGGTTTCGGATCACGAAGGAGCTCTACGACCAGGGCCTGGTGACGGAGCTCGATGTTCAGCTACTCAAGGACTACTGCATATCAGTCCAGATCAGAGACGATATGTGGGAGTACATCCGCAAGTGCAAGAAGTACCTGGACGGAGGCATCAAACTCGAGGGTCCAGCAGCCTACTTTTACGGACGCAACAGTCAGACAACGCCAGAATACAACGCGATGAAGTCTGCCCAGGACCGTATCATCGCGATCGCCAAGCAGTTCGGCATGTCTCCGAGCTCACGATCGAGACTCAAGACATTCAAGACCGTAGAAGTCCAAGACGCCGGAATCGAAGGGTTCCTGAATGGGAATTGAATACAGGGCCCAGGAGTACATTGACGGCGTTCTGAGCGGCGAGATAGTCGCGTGCAAGTGGGTGAAGGCCGCCGTCAGCAGGCACGTGAAGGACCTCGAGCGCGAACGAACTGATGAGTTCCCATATTATTTTGATGAATCGGCGGCGAAGCGTGTCATCGACTTCGTGACTCTTTTCTGCATGCACGTGAAAGGAGACTTCGCCAATCGGCGAGAGTCGCTCGTTCTCGAGCCATGGCAGCAGTTCATAGTCTGGGTCCTGTTCGGGTGGCTCAAGGTATCTGACGGTAAACGAAAGTACACCATTGCATTCATCGAGGTCGCAAAGAAGCAGGGAAAGTCCACGTTTGCCGCGGCGATCGCACTATTCATGTTCGTCGCTGACGGTGAGCAGGGAGCCGAGGTCTACTCTGCGGCTACTACTCGAGACCAGGCGAAGATTGTTTTCAACGAGTACGCTCGCGCCATGGTTACGAAGTCTGAGGAGCTGAAGAAGGTCATCGAAGTCTATCGCCATGCGCTCACCTGCGAGCGATCAATGAGTTCGTTCACCGCGGTATCGAGCGACGTGGATCCGCTCGATGGAAAGAACGCGCACATGGCGATCATAGACGAGTATCACGCCCACAAGACCGATGGAGTCTACAACATCATGCGGTACGGAATGGCGGCGAGGAGTCAGCCTCTCTTGTTCGTCATCACAACCGCCGGCTTTGATCCGAACGTGCCGTGTGTCGACGAGGAAGCGTACGCCATGCGTGTGCTCGATGGGCTTGCAAATGCCGAGGAGTACTTTGCGATCATCTACACACTCGATGAGGGTGATGAGTGGACGGATGAATCGATGTGGATCAAGGCGAATCCGAATCTCGGGATATCGTCTCCGATCGAGCGAATGCAGGAAGACTTCCGGAAAGCTCTACAGAAGCCGGATGAGATCAACAAGTTCAAGAACAAGCGGCTCAACATCTGGACAAAGGCACAGGCTGTCTGGATACGGACCGAGGATTGGGTCGCGATATCGAAGCCGTTCGACGTTCCAGACAAGGCGCCATTCTGGGGCGGGATAGACCTGTCGAAGACGAGTGTTCTCGATCAAGGTATCCATCTACCTGCCCGAGTTCGACATTGACGAACGTGAGAAACGAGAGCGGGTTCCTTGGCGGATGTGGGTCGAAGATGGACATGTGTATCTCACTCCCGGCCGGACGGTCGACTACGACTTCATTCAGGCCGAGGTCACGAAAGACGCCGCGCAATACGAGCTCCGCGAGCTCGCGTACGATCCGTTCAACAGTTCGCAGTTCATCGCGAATCTCGAGAAAGACGGTCTCGGCGAGCGTCTGGTCGAATACCCTCAGAACTGGAAATACGTCTCGCCGGCGGCGAAAGACTTCCAGTCAAAGATTCTGAATCAGCGGATGAGAGTATTCCCGAACCCGTGTCTTGACTGGATGGTCTCGTGTACAGAGGTCCGTTCGGACGTGAACGGGAATATCCGTCCGGTAAAGCCGGACATTGCGAAGACGACAAAGCACATAGACGGAGTGATCGCAGCAATGATGGCACTCGATCGGGCTGTTCGGCACCAGGACGAGGCAAGCATCTACGAAAAGCGCGGAGTGATATCAGTTTGACAAAGACCAAGGTTCGTACGTGCAGCGTATGTAAGGCAGAGAAGCCGCTGGCCGAGTTCCCGCGCAACCGATCGAAGCCGAACGGGCGCGGGTATGAGTGCCTGTCTTGCCATCGACAGAAGGGCAGGGAGCAGCGCAGGAAGGACAAACTCCCTCACAGCGGTCAGAAGCACGACTGCCGGCCAATGATGAGCGATGAGCTTTTCGCCGTCTACTACCGCAACCGCGAGCTCAGAGGCAAACTGCTCGAAGAGGCGAGGATCCTCGCACGCGGGGTTGCCGAGCGGGATGAGTACGCTCGTGATCTCGTGCAGATCGCGTGGATGCACATATCAATGTGCGTTCCACATGAGACCGTTCAGTACTACGCCAGTGTCGGGTATCGCGCGATGTGGCGAGATAGATGGAAGCGCCGGTACCGCCGCGAGCTCAATCTCGATTCGATAGAGTGTATGACCAGGGCCGAGTACGACATGTGGCGCACTGGGTCATACTGAAAGCGATCCCTTCCTCACATTTTCCACATGCCACACTCCTAGTCATATAGATAGAACCAGAACTGCGAATGTGCTTTTCGGGAGTATTTTGGCCAATACGGACGCGAACCGGCAGAAATCCGGAGTGATCAGGAGCATGCGTGCGGCGTGGAAGCTCATCCGCGCTGGTTGGCGGGCTCCAAGTATCTCCGAACTGGACGAGTGGATAGAGCTCGGCGCCGGTAACCGATCGACGAGCGGAATGCTCGTAAGTCAGGAAACGGCCAACAACTTCACCGCGTATTTCTCCGGGGTGTTCCAGATTGCGCAGACGATCGGGTCGTGCCCACTGCACATCTACCAGATGCAGGACGGGAAAAAGATTGAGTGGACTGGGAACGCACTGAACACTGCGCTTTCGGTGCAGGCGAATCCACATATGGACGCATACCGCTGGAAAGAGGTCATGCAGCATCACGCGCTGTCGTGGGGCAACGGGTACAGCAGGATCGTTCGAACGCCCGGAAACCGGACGGTAATGCACTTGTGGCCGATGCGGCCAGATCTGACTCGCGTCGAAGTGAAAGAGAACGGCGAGCCAGAGTATGTGTTCGACCATCCGAAGCGTGGCGAGATCCGGCTCCAGTACGACGATGTATTTCATCTCGCCGGGTTTGGGTTTGACGGATATCAAGGCTACTCGCTGTTGAGCTTGCACCGTGATGCGATCGGGCTTGGGCTCGCGCAGCAGGAGTTTCAGCATCGGTTTCTCGCAAACGGAGCTCATATACCGGGGTTTTTCGAGCACCCGAAGGAATTGAGCGATGCGGCTGCGAAGCGTCTGCGCGAGAATCTGTCACAGGCATACGCCGGCCTGATGAATACCGGGAAATCTCCGGTGCTCGAAGAGGGCATGACGTACAAGTCCATCAACATGCCGCTCAAGGATGCAGAGTTTCTCGCGTCCAGGACGTTCCAGATCCAAGAGATTGCGCGGATTCTGAACATTCCGACGCCGAAGCTGAAAGACTACTCGAAGCTGACGTATAGCAACGCCGAGCAGCTCGCCATCGAGTACCGGACTGACACGATCAGGCCATGGGCCGAGCGGTGGGAGTCTGCGATCAATTCGCAGCTGCTCACGACCGCCGGACGGCAGAAGCTCGGGGCATATGCCGAGTTCTCACTCAATGCGATATCGCGCGGCGACATGAAAACTGAGTACGAGTCATTCCGCGAGGGCCGATATGGCGGATGGCTGAACGCTGACGAGGTCAGGCAGATGCTCGGCATGAATCCGCTTGACGACGAGGAAGTCGGACGCCGGTACTGGCAGCCGGTCAACATGGTCGATGCGGCAGACCCTGAGCCGAAGTCTGGTGATTCTACAGGAGATCAGGATGAACAAGTGGTTCAAGATCCAAGCGAAGACTGACGACATCGCCGAGATCTCGATATTTGGCGACATCGGCGAATCGTTTTGGTACGAGTCGGTATCGCTGAGCGATTTCAAGGCCGAGTTCGACAAGGTCAAAGACAAGAAAGAGATTCGGGTGCTGGTAAACAGCCCGGGCGGGTCAGTGTTTGATGGGATGGCCGTGTACAACTTGCTCTCGTCTGTACGAAACAAAGTCGTCGTCGAGGTACTCGGCATGGCCGCGTCGATTGCATCGGTGATCGCACTCGCCGGCCGAGAGCTCGTGATGGGCGAGGGATCGTATTACATGATCCACAATCCGTGGAGCTTCGCATACGGCGAGGCTAATGAGCTCAGGCGGACCGCGGACCTGCTCGACAAGATACGCGACCAGATGGTCGATCTGTACGGCGCACACAGCGCCCTGGACACCGAGGCCATCGTTGATGCAATGGAGTCAGAGACCTGGTACACAGCGAGCGAGGCGGTCGAGGCCGGATTCGCCGACAAGACCGAAGAGTACGAAGACGTTGAGATAGCCGCTTCGTACGACATTTCGAAATACAAATACGCTCACGTCCCGGGCGAGATGCTCAAGGCGAGAGATAGTGACGACCGACCGGCGAGTGTCCGCGAGTTCGAAGCGCGTGTGAGAGACATGGGCTTTTCGAAGCGCGAGGCAACGGCGATTGCGTCACATGGTTTCGCTCATCGGGACGATGAGCCAGAGGGTTTGCAGGATGATTCTGAGACAACGGACAGTCTGCGAACATCGTTCCTATTTCTGCTTGAAGTAAAGGAATCAGCATGAATATCAAGCAAATGAAAGAGCGGGTTGAAGACATCTCGCTCGAACTCATCGACCTCAAGGCAAAGGCCGAGGCTGATGAGGCAACCGCCGAAGATCTCAAGAACGGCAAAGCGCTCATACAGGAGCGCGACGATCTCAACGAGCAGATCGAAGCGCGCGAGGCACTCGATGCCCTCACGTCTGGAAGTTCCGCATCGGACATCCACGTGACCGGGCCTGTGGCCGAGCAAGCCCCGTACACCGTCGGGACGTACATGCAGGATATCACCGCATGCGCAAAGACTCAGCGCTGGACGCCTCGGGTAGAAGCGTATCAGCAGAAGGTTATCCACGATTTTCGCGCCGCGACAGGAAGCTCAGAGGCTGTCCCGTCCGACGGGGGGTTCCTCGTCGGGAAAGAGCTGTCGGACGGCATCATCAAGCGGATGTACAACAACACGCAGCTCATCAGTCGTGCGCGACAGCGGACCATCACCGGCAACAACAATGGCGTGAAGATCAACGGCATTGACGAGACCTCCCGCGCGGACGGGTCCAGACACGGCGGAGTCCGTGGATACTGGGTCGCGGAGGGCGATGATCTCACCGGTTCGAAGCCGAAGTTTCGCCAGATGGAGTTCGACCTCAAGAAGCTCGCTGCGTTGTACTACGCGACCGACGAGGTCGTGCAGGACGCCGCACTGCTCGAGCAAGAGGTCACTGAGGCTGTGTCTGACGAGCTGAGTTTCAAGGTCCAGGACGCCATCGTCAACGGCGACGGCGCCGGCAAGCCGCTCGGCATTCTCGAGTCTGACTGCCTCGTGAGCATCAGCAAAGAGACTGGTCAAGCCGCCGACACCATCGTGTACGAGAACGTGGTCAAGATGTACGCCCGGTTCTGGGGCGAAAATGGAATCTGGATCGCGAACCGTGACATCTTCCCGCAGCTCGCGCAGATGTACCAGGCCGTCGGTACCGGCGGAGTTCCCGTGTGGCAGCCGGCCAACATGGCCGCCGGGCAACCGTTCCAGACGCTGCTCGGCATGCCGATTGTGTACGTCGAACAGGCTGCGACCCTGGGCGACAAGGGCGATCTGATCCTCTCCGACATGTCTCAGTACATGCTGATCGACAAGGGCGGGATTCAGTCGGCAATGTCGATTCACGTTGAGTTCGTGGCGGACGAAATCGTGTACCGCTGGATCACCCGAGTTGACGGAATGCCGATCTGGAGTAGCGCGCTCACTCCGTACAAGGGCAGTGACACTCGCTCGCCGTTCGTCGCCATCAACGCGAGATCGTAGAGGAGAGACAGATGAATAACTTTGACGAGCAATATCACATTGTCGGGCTCTCGTCTCCGGCTGATTCTGCCGGCGTCGCAGTGAGCTCTGACATCGTGAATGTCGGCAAGTATCACTCGGCCGATTTTGTCGTGTACATCGGAACGCTGACCGGTGACACGGCGACGATCACGGTCGAGGAATGCGACGACGTAACGCCGACGAACAACACCGCGATTGCGTTCAACTATCGTGAGAGCGGAGCGACCGGGACCAGCGATGCGTATGGTTCCAAGACTGCAGCGACTACCTCCGGGGTGACCGTTGCGGCAACCGACGACGATCACATCTTCCTGGTATCAATCGATGGCGCAGAACTCTCGGACGGATATCCGTACGCGCGCGTGGTGGTAACACCGGGCGGATCTGCGTCGGCTTCGGAAGTGGCAATCCTTGCAATTCTCAGGCCGCGATACGCGCAGAACGCGCAGTCGACTGCCATCACGTAGGGTAACAATAGCATCTGATTTCACACGGGCCGCCTGATTGCCGGGCGGCCCGTTTTTCTACAAGGAGACTGGAATGGTCAAGGCAAACTACAAAGACTTTTTTGGCGGCTCGCTCGGGTTCTATGACGAGTCGACGTTCGAGACGCTCGACATCATGAAGCCGATCAGGTGGGTCGAGGATTTTCTCGGTGTGGCCGGTGGCGGTCCGTTCGACGGGACCACTGTTTGGGACGTGGTTGACGTTGGCGGAGCAACGCAGGCGATCACCGCTGATTCTCCGAACGGTGTATTCAAGCTACACCTCGCTGCAACGAGTGAGGCCGAGGATGCTGTGCTCTACCACGGCGACAACAAGACATTCGATGTTGGCTCAGGACTCATCGCAGAGTTCCGAGTGAACGTCGCGGTCAACATTGGCACCGGGGTTACCGCTGTGTTCGGAATGGCGGGAGACCACAATCTCGCGAAAGACTCGGTTACCGAACATGCCTGGTTTCGGCTCCAGGCGTCGAACGCGGTCCTTGTCGAGACTGATGACACGACCAACGACCTCGACGATAAAGCCACCGGACACACCGCTGTTGCCGGGACATACGACATCTATCGCATCGATTTCACCGATCTCGACGACGTGAAGTTCTATATCAACGGCGCCAGGGTGGCTGGGTCGACCACGTTCGACATGTCGAATCTCACGGCGGCCGAGCAGCAGATGCAGCCGTACTTCTCGCTCGACAAAGCGAGCGGCACGGGGCTCGGGGATCTCGACATCGATTACGTGAAGATCTGGCAGGACAGGAGCTAACCATGCAGACGAAGACGGTAAACAAGGCGCTGGTCTACTACGATGAGCGCTACACCCATCGATGGGTCGATGCGTTCGGTCCTGATGTCGTGAAGTATCTCGGTGCGCTCGAGCAAGGCACCGACGACACGACAGGAGACCCGACTGCGTTCGCAATCACGGTCACCGAAGCCGGCGGCGGGGGCGATTCGACCATCGTGAAGTCGACCTCTGCCGGGCAGCTGTTCCTGCTCACGAGCGACAACGCTGACTACGACGGCATCAATGCGCAGCTGAAGGGTGAGGCGTTCAAGATCGAGGCGGGGAAGCCGCTGTACTTCGGCGTCAAGTTCCAGATCAACGACGCAGACCAGACCGACTTGCTGGTCGGGCTCTGCGAGACCGATACCACGTTGCTCGCCACCGCGACCGCACACGCTGTCGCTGTGTCAGGTGATGGCGCGTTCTTTTCGACGCTCGACGGCAGCACCACCGTTGCATTCAAGACCTACGATGGAGGATCTGAAACGAACACGGCGAACGCCGCCGCGGCACTCGCAGACGCGACGGACATGGTGCTCGAGTTCTACTGGGACGGCACAACGCTGTACGGGTACCAGAACGACGTCCTCGTCGGTTCGTTCTCGGCTGACCTGCCTGACGCGGATCTGACAGTGTCAATCAATTTCCGCACCGGAGAGACCACGGCGAACACGTGTGCCATCTCGTGGCTGCGCGCGATTCAGTGCAGATAGCATCTCGGCAGATTGGAGGCAACGATGTTTCATGAGTTCCAGAAAGGCAATGGAGACATGCACTATGAGCTCTATCCCGGTAAGGCGTTTGAGCTTCATGAAATCCGCCTCCATCTTGCCGCGGCCGGCGGAGCCAACAATTTCACTGTGACGCTCCAGTCGTCTGAGGGACCTGAGTACGACGTAGTACTGAACACGCAGGACATGAGCGCGGTGACAGACGAAGTGTACCAGCCGACGAGGCCGCAGGCATTTCGTGATGGCGACACGCTCCTGTTCGAATGGACCAATGGATCAAGTGTCGCATGGGGCCTCGAGGTCGTGTGGGCATGACGGTCATCAACGGGATCGATCAAGCGGCTGTCCGGCAACTCGTCGGAGAGTTCGGCGACTACACGCCGATCCCGTATGACTCGAGCGTTTCGACGTTGCTGGCCATTTCGAACATGAGCTACCAGCACGTGCATCAACCGGCGAAAGTCTATCCGACGCTACAAGACCCGATCGCTTTGGCTGCGGCAGCGGGCGCGTGGGCCGCGTTCCCAACACCGACGGAGATCATTCCGGCAAATACGATCACCAATGCGTTCGATGTGCACTGGGTCCTCTGCTCTGACCTCTCAGAGGTCGACTACTACGAGCTCAAGCTCTACACCGGAGGAGCCGGTAGCGAAGTCGAGATCGGACACATCGCGTTCCATCGGACGAGCGTGTTCAACCAGGAGGGCAATCTTCCGATACAGGTCACGCGTATCGCGGCAAACTCGAGAATCAGCGCTGCGATATCGTGCGGTACCGCGTCAGCAACATGCGGCGTGAAGCTCTACTACCATGAGTACGGCTGATGGCTGATCTTTCATCTGATGCTCTGGTATCAGTAGCGACGCTCGAGTCGTATCTGGGAGTCTCTGGGGAGACCTGGGACTCTGACGAGCAGGACTTCGGGATCAACCTGATCAACGCCGCCAGCGCACGGGCCAATGTTATCACAGGCAGGCAGCTCGCAAGCCGAACGCACACCGACATCATCCTCGACGGATCTGGCCGCGACATTGTCGTATTGCCAGAGTACCCGGTCACCGATGTCGCAGAGCTCAGAGTCGATACCGCGAGATCGTTCGGCGCGACTTCAGTCATCGACACAGATGACTACGAGTACTACGACGACGGGAGGCTGTGCTATTGGAGCGGGTTCCCGCTCGCGCGCCGGTGCGTGAAGGTCACCTACACCGCAGGCTACGCAACGGTACCGTACGACCTTCAGCAAGCGGTCGTTGAGTCATGCGCCTATACGTGGAAGCGATATCGCTCGAGGTCGATTGGGACGAGAAGCATCACCGCTGACGGCGTGACGACTCAATACGAGATCGACATACCAATTCCGGCGATGCGCGTGTTCGAGTCGTACAGGAAAGTCAGATGATATCGATAGATCTCGACATTGACGATTACGTGTCGGACAGGCTTGAGCTGTTCGGTCGGCGGGCTCCGACGATCATGCGACGCATTGCCCGAACGACCGGCCAGGAGTTCCGCAAGTTCATGAAGAAAAACTATCTTCGCGGACAGGTCATAGGGAAGAGAACGGGGCGCCTGTATAAAGACGTGAAGATCGTCAATGACAAGCGCGAGAAGACGGCCGTGGTCGTTCGACCGTCCGCACGGTTGGCGAACATATACCATCACATCGGCGGCATCGATATCCGGCCCAAAAGTGCGAAGGTTCTAAAGTTCGACATAGACGGCGTCCCTCAGTTTGCTAGGCACGTGCATCTCGAGGAGCGGCCGTGGGTGCCAAGGGCAAGGAGAGAGTTTCCGTGGCGCGTATGGATTGTTAGATCTGCCGACAAGGTACTCGAGAGGGAGCTGGAGAAACTGGAGCTGAAAAATGGGACCAGTTAGAACGCTGGTCGCAACCGCGTGGGCCGACATACAGTCTCGGTTCGGTGCGATTGCGACAGCGCATTCGGTAACCGAGCCGGCGTACATCTTCGGCGAGAGCTCGTGGTTCAGCCGCATGAAGTACCCGGCGATGTTCTTGACTGTCGATTCGGTCAGGCAGGAAACCTCGAGCCAATTGGCCGAGGAGCTTTCCGTTCAGCTCGACCTGGTGATAGTACACACGTCATCGAGACCTGACACGCTCGAGACGAACATGCTCGATTACACCGACTGCATGCTTCAGCTACTTCGGGACGACCACACGATGAATGAGGCATGTGAGATCGGCGAGTTCGTCGCGTCGGAGCTGTATGCCGGTTCGGAGAACGATAGAGACATCGCAGTTGCGATTGTCACACTGCTGTTGCGAAAAGAGATCCTCATTATTTAGGAGATGAGATGAACACGAGGAACATACTGTACACGATCGGTGGACCGGAGACGACTTCCGGGATCGCGGTCGCACGAACCGCAGCAATCCCAATCAGGGACAAGCCCGGATTTCGTGAGGTCGCAGAGAAGCTCGACGATCCGGCCATCGTCGGGCGGAACATGATCTCGGGCGAGTACCTCGCAGCGCGCGATCTGTCCGGCGCGATCCCTCTCTCTCCGCGCCCGTGCGCCGGCCTTGGTATGCTGTTCAACAGCCTGCTCGGGCAGGAAAGCACGCCGACGCAGATCGGCGCCATCGTCCGAGTCAGGTATACCGGATCTGATGCTTCGGCAAAAATCTCCGCTAGCGCGTCAGGTGACACCATCGATTCAGACACCGGAGTACTCGGCAGCGAATCGGGCGATTCGAACTGGGGTACTGCAGGGTCGATCGATCTGACCGACACGGCGACTGATACCGTGACGGAGCTGGTGTCAGTTATCGACGGATACACTGACTACGACTGCGAGCTCGTGATGGGTTCAGGGTCGGTGTCTACCGCCGACATCCTCGATATCACCTCCGCACAGGCAAAAAACCGATGGGTGTACGTGTTCTTTTCGTCGGCCACGACAAGTCTGTACCTGCACCAGTGGCCGGTGGTCCTGACGAACACCGAGCGCGACACGTACTCGATTCAGGTTGACAACATTCACGACAACTTCCTGGCAGCTGGATGTGTCGTGGACAGCATGTCAATTTCTGGCGCACTCAAGGCCATGATTGAGGCTGAGGCGCAGATTCTCGGGATGACCTACACCGGAGGGCAGTCGGCCTCGAGTGTCGAGCTCGAAAACGTGGATCCGTTTCTCTTTTATGACGGGTCCTTCTCCGTCGGCGGAGTTGATCAGCCGTACATCCGAAACATCTCGTTCGACGTGTCAAACAGCCACAACGCTGATGGTTACGGACAGGGGTCAGCATCTCGCCAGTACCATCAGAAAGGCATGTTCGAAGTGACCGCGAGCCTGCAATGCAAGTACGACGCGAACATCTTCGCGCTTCGCGCTGACATCTTCGACAACGACCAGTCAGGACTCGACGTGTACTTCACGACTCCGGGGTACATCGGAACTGCGTCTGACCTCATCAAAGGGTTCCTGCTCATTGAGGCTCCTCACTGCAACATCTCCGACTATGACCCCGTCGACAATGGAGGCGTGCTCGACACAATGATCAATTTGAGAGTAACGAACCCGATCGGCGACTACGGTTCTCCGTTCCGCGTATCGATGATCACTGACGACTCGGCGGCGTATTGATGGGCAACTACGACGCGTTCCGCAAGGCAGTCGAGCTCACTGTAATCGGCGAGCCGGTTGAGCTCGAGAGCGTGACTGCGCCAGACGGCCGCGTATTCCATGTCACGCCGCGCAAGTATTCCAAGGCGCATGCCGCGAAGATCAGGCGGTATTTGGTGGGCGCGGCACGGGCGGTTCCTTCGTCTCTGCATGCGAAGTTTCGTGCGATCAAAAAGCAGTACGGCGATGAGCTGACCGAGGAGATCATAGAGAAAGAGCTCACCCCCGAGGAGCAGGCAACACTGATCGAAAGCTCGACAAACGACGACGGATCGTACGACATGGAGCGATCGATGATTCTGTACGGCATTCATGAACACGACTTCGGCGACGAGCCTGCGCCAATGACCGAAGAGATAGCCGACATGATCATGGACTCGCCTGATGTGGCGCAGGAAGTGCTCAAGGCGGTGGTCGAGCTAAACCCTCCTTCGGCCCAGAAATAGTAAGCGTCATCCGTGACGTAACAGACTGGGCATCAGATGGAGCGCAGTTTGAACCTGGAGAAGTCTACCCTGACGGTACGTCTCCGTACGAAGCGATGGAGATGTTTGCTCCGTGGGTCGAGCTCACAACGCAGCTCATGGACGGCGACGGGGCCTGGGTGATGATGCTCTGGCCTGGGTCATACATGGAGCAGCCGGAAACGGATCTCACGATCATATCGATCATCAGGAAACGACTCATCGAACTGAGAGCATTGGAGTTGAAACGTGGCCAAGCAAGACGTAAACGTTAGAATCAGCTCAAAGTTCGACAAGTCTGGTGTCGATCAAGCCCGGCGTGGACTTTCTGGCTTGGGCGGTACTGGCAAATCCGTCGGAAGCAGCCTGTCCGCTGGGATGCTCAAGGCCAGCGCCGCTGTGACTGCGGTCGTGATTGCTGCACGCCAGGCAGCAAAAGTCATCGGAGATCTATCATCAGCATACGGCGAGCAGGAGCGAGCGGAGAACCGGCTTACCCAGGCTGTAAAGAATAATCCCATGCTCGATGGCGGGGCGGCTCAAGGGCTGATGGAATACGCGTCAGCTCTGCAGCGGGTCTCCATCTATGGCGATGAGCAAATACTGCAGCAAGCGCAATTCCTGGCATCCTTGGAGCTAAGTGAGGACCAGATCGAAAGCGTGCTCGATGCTGCTGTCGACTTTGCATCGACAGGCAAGGTTTCGCTCGAAAGCGCGGTACAGAATATCGCAAAGACGTTCGGAGGGCTCACCGGTGAGCTCGGAGAGCTCATACCAGAGCTTAAAGATCTCACAAAAGAAGAGCTCGAGCAGGGGAAAGCCGTCGACATCCTGTCAGCGAAATATGACGGAATGGCCGAAGTCCTTGCCGGCGACACACTTGGAACTATGACGCAGTTCCAGAATGCCTTTGGTGATCTGAAGGAGGTGCTCGGCAGCTTTGTCGCTGAGTTTCTCACTCCGCTTGTCCGGGGAGTCACCGGGTTCGTAACAGCGCTGACTGATGCGATCAACAAGATCCGCGAAGCGCGCGGTCTGGAAGGGGGCGGCGGAGGTCCGCCTGAGGATGACCTGCTTGCCGGTCGAATAGAGGATTTACAGAACAGACAATCAGCGCTCAAAGCGGTCATCGAGAAAGAGACGGCAAAGCTGGCAGACATGCCACCCTTGATAGCCGAGTCAACATCGACTTTCATAGATGGATTGCGAACCGAGCTTGAGCAGGTAAATGCGCAGCTCTCTGAGCTCGGCGTAAGTCAGACTCCGGACCAGGGAACAGGCGCTGCTGTTGATTGGTCTGGTATCGTCAATGACACCATCACAGAGCTCAGTGTCGCGTTCGCAGAGCTCGACGAAGAAGCGGAGACGTTCAAGCAGATATTCGGCGTTGCAATGGACAACTCGGAGCAGAAGGCCGAATTACTTCAAGCGGCACTGCTGGACATGGCGAAAGCCGGATTCAATCCAGAGTACGCGACAAGCTACGAGTCTGGGATCAACAGAGTAATACGCACTTTCGAAGAGTATTATTCACTTCTGCGTGACGACGTCATTCCTACCGAAACTCAGCGGTTGCGGATAGCGCAGGAAATCGCGGATGAGTACGAGCAGGCGGCACTTTCGGCATACAACGTCGCCGATGTCGGGGTCGAGCATGGCGGTAGCGCCGAAGAGGAAGGCGAGGAGTCAGCGCAGGAACCCAACTACGGCTCGTCATTCGGCGAGCTCGGGGCCATTCTCAGCGGCGGAGACCCGATCATGCTTTTCGTCTCTGCAGTTGCGGGTGCCGCCATGCAAGTCGAGGCTGTGCAGCAGATTCTCAACGGATTGACGACATCGTTCGTCGCGATGTTCGAAGTACTCGATGGACCACTCACAGCTGCCCTGACTCCTGTCATCGACTATCTTGTGATGCTTGCGGACGCATACGGGAAGATACTCGCGCCAATCATTGGCGCCCTCGCGCCGATCATTGGTGCAGTAATCTCAATTCTTGAGACCGCTGCGGTTCCGATGCTGCAGCTACTATCGCTTGTGCTCAGCCCTGTTGCAATGGTCTTAGAAATGCTTCAGCCGATTCTTCTTGTCTTTGCAGCGACCATAGAAGTCCTGACATCCCCTCTTCGGTGGGTCGGCGATCTGCTTGAGTGGCTCGGCGTGAAGCTGATCGCGTTCGGCGAATGGGCCGGACTCATCATCCAAGGGAAGTGGCGGCAGGCACAGAACGTTGAATGGGGTGGAGAGTTTTCGTCGGATGCGTTCTCTGGTCTGCAAGGACGTATCGACGCGATTTTCGGAATGGACACTGCGCCTGGAGACTATGGATCAATCGGAGACGTGACGCCATCGACGAGCGTATACGGAGGCTCGACCACGGTCGCGCGACAGCCGGATGTCAACCTGTACCTGACTGTCGAGGGCAATGTTATCGGCGCCGGAGGGCTTGCGGAAGTCGGAGAGCTCGTTTCGAACGCGCTGATTGAATACACGAGCATTGGCGGAAATATCAACGTCGCAATTGTGGAGCCTGCGTAGTGTCGTACTTCATTCCTGTCGGTGGGACCTGGAATACAACGATCAAGGACCGCACGAATCCTCGATACTGGAAGGTCCTCATCGACACTGACGGCGATGATTCTGTCGATGATGTAACGAGCCAGATTTACAATAACGAGATATCAGGCGGGCAGCGTAAAGGCTCGACCGCGGCGCAGTGGACCGTTACGCTCCGCAACTCGCAGCAGACCTACCAAGAAGGCGATCTCGCCGGTCGAAAAGCGGAGATTCAGGCGAAGGTCGCGAGCGAGTCGTATATCACGGTGTTCACCGGGTACGTATCGGATGCAGGCTGTCAGCGAAGCAAGACATCCCTCACCGAAGACAAAGTGACGCTGACGCTGTTTGACCTCGTAAAGACAAAGGCCACGCGCAGAAAGACCGACGCAGCCATCTACTCAGGATTCGACATCTCAGACACTGCCAGCACATCAACGTCACTTATCCACACGCTTGCTGGCATGATGGGGCTTTCTGCCTCTGACATGGACATCACAGACATCAACCACGCGGTGACGCTTGTCAGCCTCGACGCGAAAGCTACTGCGTGGAAGGAGCTCCAGCGGATCGCCGAGCAATACCTCGCCGACATGTATGTGCGGTATGACGGCAAGCTCAGGTTCCGCTCCCGATTCGAGACCGGCTGGAGCGCGCCGAGCTCTGAGTGGGATTTCTACACGTCCGGCGAAAACGCGAACGTTCACTCGCCATGGTCAGGATCTATGCGCCCGAAGTCGTGTACCAGGTGCGAGACATCATATGACGACTACGAGGATGTTGGATCGCAGCAGGTATACAAGAATACCGACGAATGGGTCTCGGCTACGGAGCAGAATGCCATCGTTGTCGGGGCCGGAGAATACTGGCCTGGTCCAGGTTCAGGCGACGTAGCCAGGCTGAAGTACAAAGATCCAAAAAGTGGTGAGGAGTTTCCGTTTGTAAGAGACGTCAGTACCCCGTCAATTGGGGCTACTGGCAGCGGGTCAAACATAGAGTGTTCTGGCGGACTGCTCACGCTTGTGTCGTTCAATGGGTCAACATCAGCCACACAGCAGAACGCCGACTCATCAGAGATCATTCTCCAGAACGCAACAGGGTCTCCCGTTACAATCACAAAGTTCGAGCTCTGGGCAGATCATCCGTACCGTGTCAGCGCGAACAACACTGTTAAACACATCGATAGCGCGGTCTCCAATGAGGAAGACCACGTCGATAAGAGTCTCGACGGCAAGTACGCATCAGACGACGACCAGGCTCACGAGTCGTGCGAATACACAGTGGAGTTCGGGAAGGACGACCGGGAGGAATATGAGCTTACGGTAGACTGGCTTCCGCAGGTCCAGAAGCGAGCGCTCGTCACGTTCAACATCGTCGAGGAGTCCAGGTCGGTTACCTGTTATGTGGAGTCGTTTACCCATGTTGCCTCTGGACCAATGGCTCGGTGGAAAACGCGGCTCAGTCTCATCAAGTATGAATCGTATACCTATTCTGGGTCTAATCGAATAGTCAGAGCTCTCAGTATCGGAGATATCCGACCGACGATCGATGGAATAAACAGCGGAATCACGGATGCACAGGATTCTGCCGACTCTGCGCAGACCGACGCAACACAGGCACTTGCTGATGCGGCGACAGCGATTACAGACGCGGCGACCGCCCAAACAGCTGCAGAGCTCGCGCAATACCTCGTCACCGTCTTCTTCGATGCAATGACGATTCATCCAAGCTCTACAAGCTCACGGTTCGGGCGCGGAAAACGGCTGGATCGGGATTATTCTATGCCGGGGTCGAAGGGATTGCCGCCGATGGAGCTACGCTTGTCAATACGTCTGGGCTTGATGCGCACTCAGCTCAGCACTATGTATCAGCGAGTGATGTGTCGCTGGGCACATCTTGGACCGAGTACGTTGGCTATTTCTCGGGACACGGCACGTATATACCAAACGCGAGCAACCCGGCGAACCCGTCCGGGCTGCATTCGGATGCCCGGTACTTCCGTCCGGTTTTGATCTGTAATTACAGTGCTGCTGCCGGGATCACGGAGGTCGATTTATTCAAGATCGAGGACGTGACTGACATATACGCGGCGCAGGCGACAGCCGACGGGAAGGTGACGACGTTCTACCAGGCGACCGCTCCGACCCAGGCGACCGCTCCGACTGCGGAGGGGGCAGGCGACCTCTGGATCGACACCGACGACGACCGGCTGTATCGGTGGAACGGCTCGACGTGGGCTGAGATACAGGACGCAGACATTGCGACGGCGATAGCTGATGCGGCGACAGCGCAGACTACGGCTGACGGGAAGATTGTTACGTTCTACGCGGCAGCGGCACCGACCGCCGAGGGGACCGGTGATCTGTGGGTGGACACCGACGACGGCAACCGGCTGTACCGGTGGAACGGCTCGACGTGGGATGATGTGCAAGACGGTGCGATTGCTACAGCGCAAGCCACAGCAGATAACAACCAGGAGCTCTCACCACCCGAAGAAGATCTCGTCTGCTATTGGTCGATGGACGACGGGGCCCCAGGGGCGAGTGCTTCTAATGGGGATACGATTGAGGATCAGTCAGAGAACGAGATCCAACTCGCTGTGGCTGGGACTCCGTCATATGTGATAGGCAAAAGCGGATCTGCTCTCGACAACCCGGGGAACGGAACCTGCTATCTCCAATCGACCGGCTTTACTGCACTATCGTTTCCGAACGGCTTCTCCATGTCATTCTGGCTGAATCTTGACGTAGTCAACACTGATTACGACCGCTATGCACTGAACTGCTCCGGGAGCTTCCAACTTCACACGATGAGGTCATGGACGACTGCGCCGTGGGTGTACATCTACACCGCCGGTGGGTATGACTACGTCAGCAGTGCAGCACTAGGTGCCAACACTTGGTATCACTTTGTCGTGAGCTACGACAACACGATAATCCGGGTCTATCGAGATGGCGTTCAGGTAGGCACCAAAACTCATGCGTACGGTGGCGCCATCGTTGACCCCGCTTTCGAACTCCTTGTCACAAACAACCGATTCGACGGATCTATTGACGAGGTGTGCATATTCGACTCTGCACTGACCATCGAACACGTCCGCTGGCTCTACCGCCACCCCGGATGGATCTCGCGGACGATGGTCACTAGCCGTCACGTCCGCAAAGCTTCGCTCGCAGGCGACCGCATACAACTCTCATCAATAGACCACACGCGCGTTGACACAACGCAGTGGATGACAGACCCCGGATTCGAGAATCTTGTGTTCCACATGCCATTTGAAGACAAGCCTGTTGGCGAAAGCGCAGCGGCCGGTGATGAGATCAACGACGTGTTCGGCGGCCATGTTGGAACAGCAACTGGGACGCCAGACTTCGTGGCTGGCAAGGCTGGAGGCGCGCTGGATTTCAACGGTTCTGAGTACGTCACTTCGGGATTCGTCGATCTATCAAGTGCGTCCGAAGCGTCGTGGTCTTTTTGGTTCGAGTATTCCTCGTATTCCGGGACCAACAACCCCATCAAGCATGGCGTGTTTAACAACGACGGGGTTGATTTTCAGTTAAACCTGAACGGGTTGCGTGCCGTCTACAACAATTCAGGAGCCGCTCAAGCGACCGCGTACAAGGCTGTTTCCTCTGGAGTATGGACCCACGTTTGCGTGGCGTTCGACGGTACCGACTGTCTGATGTACGTCGATGGGGTCCTGCATGACACCACTACCTTCGCTATGGTGTTACCCAATCGTGCGGTAGTCTGCGGTCAGATAACCGGATCGGTCGACGAGGTTCGCGTATACGCGAAAGCTCTGTCAGCAGCCGAAGTCCGCTATCTCTATCTCAACCCGGGCGGCTCACCACGCAACGGCGTCAACCGCAACAGCGTGGGAGTGGCGGAGCTTTCATCGAGACATTTGCGCTTTGGTGGACTCGACGTGCTCACGGAAAAGGGTGCTGCGGCGCTGACAACCGATGAGATATTTCCACTGGACTTCTCTGCACGATCCAACCAGGGTAGGGGGCCCGTAAAGAAATCGTTTCAGTGGGTGCCAGAAAAGTATTTTGATCACGACGAGTCAGAGTACGACAATCCTCGAGCAAAGGGATGGGACAGCGATTCTTGGCGCACTCCGGTCATAGGGTTTTGGCCGGCGGGAACGAATCTGGTCGCTGATCCAGAAGACCTCACAACAGCAAGCTGGTCAAAGAACGAATGTACTGCCGCACTCACCGATGAATACTTCGATGGCAAGCGATGGACAAAGGTCACCGTGTCCGGTGGGGCCACTAATGCCTACGTGATACAGAACGTCGCGTGGTCAGGCTCGGATAACTGCCTGCGGATACTTGTCCGCAACAACAGCACGCCAACCGCAGGACGAGACACGAGAGTTCAATTCTACGACTCGACAGGTGGGGTTATCGGATACGTTGACATCGAGTGGGATCTGGAGGCTGCAACTGCAGGCGATGGGGCTACTCTATACGATGAGCATTGGTTCGATTCGGATACGGTCGAAATTGCGTTTTCTCAAGGCACTGGGACACAATCTGGTACTGCGGGTATCCTGATCAACCCGGACATCACTCATACCGCCGGGACCGAAGTATGGATCACTGCTGTGCAGATTGAAAACAACGCATGGCCCACGCCGTACATGCCATCAGCAAGGCCAATCTCCGGGCTATACTACCGCTACTCGTGGGGGGCAACCGGATACCTGGACCTGTGGTGCAGGCCACGATTCGATTTTGATTGCGCAAACGGGCAGCACATTATCTCCGACTACGATTCCGATGCCGCCAGTGGAAATGCGGTCAATTTCGATCTCTACTACGATCCCTCGAGTGACCAGTTCAAAGTCGCATTGACACGTGCCGGTACCAACCTAAGCTGTGCCGCAGGACACAACGGGACGGCCTGGGGATCATCCAATGCGTTTGCGGCGAATACATACCTCCACGACTGGATACACATCCAAGTGTATTGGGAAACCGGAGGGTCAACCGATGTGCTCACCCTCTGGATCAACGGCACACAGATTGACACTGATACGGATACGGCTTCGGCTGTGGTGTTCAATAACAACCTCTCCGTCGGTTCCATCCCGCTGTACTCGACGCCAGCCAATGGTGTCTTCTCAGGCGAGCTTGCTGATCTGCGGATAGGTGCCACGTCAGGATCTGCACACGCATCGGCAGATATTCCATACGTCGACCCGAACTCTGTCCCGAACTACACCAACTCCCTGATACTTGATCGCTACGGCATCAAGATCAGCCGCGGCGATATCTCGATGGTTGATCGGTACGGACGATTCATTGATGTCGGGAGTCAGGGGCTGCTTGTGCGGGATCGGAACGGGCAGGTTGTACATGACATCCCGGACGCACCGGCAGTGGTCGGTGGGTATAGTATGGGGCATCTTTTCTGGTTCAAAGATGACTCTTCATATGTGATTCTGTCGGGTTCAACAAGTGGAGCTCCGTTGAGTGGCAGTATCACACTTTCCAGCTGGTACACAGGAGTACAGTGCCTGACAGAGGGCATTGAAAATGCAAAAGGCGGATTGTTCTCGATCCTCACCTACTACGACAGTTCTCCAGGTGGTAGGTCAACGGCAGGAGTCCAAGTGTATATGCGGCCTAACGGTTCGGGCTGGACTTTTGCTACTGATCCGGCGCTCCCGGGAACAGGACTCTTTGTAGAAACGTCCGGGAACTACTTGTACCAGGCCCGTAGTGTAGGATCGATAGCGTGCCCGTTTGGCGATTCAGACCAAGTAGACATATACCTCAGCGGCGCGGCGAGCTACATAAGGATAATCCAGTTGGGGGTGTTCGTGTGATATTCCAGCTCCAGACAATGGACATAGACGGGAAGCTATACGTCACAGGGCATCGGTTATTTTCAGAGCGCGGCACGCCAGATCCTGAGCTCTACCAGGTACCAAAGCCACCAGACATAAGGTACAGCGTGCAGGGGCGGCCGCAGTACACCGTTGCGGTTAATGATGGGGGTGTTGAGTATGCGCTTGATCCAGTGCTGGCGACTCAGGCAGCCGAAGATGCAGAAAGAGAGGCTGCGAGAGTGACCGAGATTACTGCTCCAGAGACCGTGGCTCTCGCAATTGAGGCGCTCGTCGCGCTGGCGGAAGGCGACAGGACCAAGATTGACGAACTGAGAATGAAAATACCGGCACCAATTGACCGGAGGGAACTGTGATTCTGCTATGGAAATACCATCGAAGCCCGAAGTTCTGGGACGACTTGTTCATGCGCGCTATCTGCTACTTCACGCGAAGCGAGTATGTCCACGCAGAGGTGTTCGTGAACGGATGCACCTACGGGATGCACGACACGATCAAACGCTGGCCGCATCAGCGACCAAGCGATGAGGTGTGGGCAATGGACCTCACGCCTGAGCAGGAGACCGCCATCTATGAATACTGCGAGCGGGCGTACCAGGACCAGATCCGGTACAACATCCCGAAAGTCGTCGCGCTCGCGGTTGTGTACCCGACCAGATGGATCTGGCGCAAACTCGGATGGGTGCCGTTCGATGCCTACGTCCATGGCGCGGTGTGCAGCGAGCTCGTCGACGAGGCGTACAAAGCGGCTGGAATCGACCTGTTGCCGAACGACCACGAGGGCTACACGGCCCCAGTGGACTTCACACGATCACCATTGCTTCAGAGGCTCACGTGAGCGAACCATGCACGCAAGCCGACCAGATACGAAACATAGCAGAAGACCTGCGCGAGCTCAAAGCGAGCAACGTCCAGATCCGCGAGAAGCTGTTCAATGGCATCTCGGATGCGATCAAGCAGATACCGGACATCCGTGCTGATGTCACTGAAATCAAGTCGCGTCAATCAGCTCCCGACTCAAAGGGCGTGGTGGCTCGTCGTGCGGTCGATGCGTCGGTGATGGGAATCATCCTCGCTGCTATAACTCAGTGGGATAGCATCGTGGCGTTTCTGCAGCGGCTGTTTGGAGGCTGACATGAAATACGTTCTCATTGATGAGGAACGCTATCTGGGGTCCGTCCGATGATCAGTAACTTCTCGAGCGGGATCCCCTACCACACGCAGCGCAACAACCAGGTCGTTCCATACGCAAGCTGCAACACTACTTCGATGATTATGGCGCTCAAACAGGCGGGAAGGGATCTGCCTCCGTGCTACGACAAACAGCCAGAGGATGAGCTCTCGAGGTTTTTGAGAACACAAGAAGCCTTCCAAAAGCAGAAGGAGCTGGCGGGGTGGTCGGTCGGGGCTTATGCTCCGCAGGAAGTGCACGCTGTACTCGAGTGGGGCGTGAATCAATGGATGGGCGCCGAGGTGGATTCATTCATGACGAGCGCGCGGACCGCTGATTTGCTGGTCGAGCTTGACAGCGGCGGAGGGGCTGTGCTTTCCGGACGGTTCCCCATGCCGTCGGGTGATCTCGGGCACATCGTTTCACTCGCCGGATGGATCTCAAATGAACACGGCGAAATCGAACAGTGGATCATCGACGATCCGTATGGGAACTGGCATACAGGATATACCGACTACCGAGGGAATGATGTTCTGCTTTCGACCAATGAGTTCAAGCGGATATTCGATCGATCAGGCGACGGAGAGTATTGGGCTCACTTGATCCGGGCGCATGAGGGGTAATCACATGGCTGGATTTGCAGAGAAGATCGGAGAGCTGATTGGTTCTGGCGTCGGGTCTCTCGTGAAAGACGTCGGAGAGACCGTGGATACCTTTGTTCACACCGGTGATGAGAAAGCGGAGTGGGAGCTGAAGAAGAAGGAGCTCGAGCTTTCGGCAAAAAGGATGGCGATTGAGGTTCAGGAGCTCTACTTGTCCGATCGCCAGTCGGCCCGCCAAATGTATATGAAGGACTCAGGGCTGCAGAAAGCGTTCGCGATCATATTCCTGGCCGGTTACCTTGCGATAACCGGTCTCATGATCTGGCTGGTCGTCGGATGGCTCGGTGGCGGAGGGCTCGATCTGCCGACGTGGGCGGTGTCCCTCGTTTCCATGGTGTTCACGGCGATGTCAACGAAGGTCAATACGATTGTTGATTTCCTTTTCGGCGGAAGCCAGGGAGAGCGGGACAACGCCGGAGCGATATCGCGATCGTTCCAAGACGGCGCCGGCGGCTCGTAGAACCTCATGTGTGACTGTGCCACAATTGTGCCACGTTTTCTGAAAAGGTACGAACTGGTAGTGGCAAAAAACACGACATATAATAGAAGGACTGGTCCACAATGGGCGCTACATGTAGTCAGTGGCATGGGTGCATGATGCTTTTAAGCTGTGGGTCGCAGGTTCGATCCCTGCGCGGCTCAAACACAAATCATTATAGGTAAACAAGTTACAAATTGGGCATCCTCCGGGGTGCCTTTTTTGGTTGCATTCTGTGCCCAAGTGTGCCAAAATTGTGCCACAAATGAATTGCGGTTCGTCGGCTCCGGGGTGCTGAACGCCTCTTGAGGCCCGTCGAACACGCATCGAGGCGTAATGAAACGGCCATATCTGCTCAAGAAACGCGGGAAATACTGGTACTACCGCCTGCCAAGTCAGAAGACATTCCATTCCACCGGACAGACCGCCGAAGGTCGAGCTCACGACTACGTGATGAAAGAGGTCCTATCGCGTCCGGCGGCGGCCGGGTCCGCAACGCTCGGTGAGCTGCTTGCGCCGGCGTACGTCTGGAACATCTGTCCTCATGTCAGGCGGCTACGTGATGAGGGAAAGATCATCTCCGAGCAGCATGCAGCGAACCAGAGGTCTATCATCGAGCGACTGGTACTCCCGGATCAGATCTGCAGGCGGGTTGCGCAGGAACTCACCCGGGGCGACATGATCGCGCTCCGTGAGAGGATCCGGTCCGAGACGACCGTTGGGCAGACGAACAAGGCCATGATGGCGTTGCGGACTATGCTGAACGAATACGTCTTTCGTCAGGAGCTCGAGCGCAATCCCATGGATGGCGTCGGGAAGCTGAAAGAGGAACGAGGAGAGCGCGGCGTCCTGTCTGCCGATGAGATCAGGGCGGTGTTCGACGAGTGCCCGGGCGTGTGGGGGCATCTCCAGGCGTATACGGTGTTCCTGCTCGCGGCGGCGACCGGCATGAGGAAAGGCGAGATCCTTGCTTTGACATGGGATCAGATCGACTTCGACAACCAGGCCATTCATGTCCGGCGCGCGTTCAAAGGCAACGGGGAACCGGGTAGGCCGAAATGGGAGAAGATCCGGACGACGTTCCTCCCGTTGAAGGTGAAAGACTCTCTGCTCGAGGTCAGGAACCGATCACTCCACGTGCTTCCGAACTCTCTTGTGTTCTGTGACGCCGACGGGAGACGCCGCGGC